CCATAATAGCTTTGAGGTGGATCAACTCCTAAAGTAACAGTTTGCCACGCACTGTTTGCATAGATCATAAGTGCGTTGTTTGTAGTATCCCACCAAACTGCACCATCACTAGGGCTTGATGGCTCAGTACCACTACTGGTAAAACTGGAAGTAGACAAACTGCCCAGCGCAACACCGCCCACGGTTGGAGCAGTAGAGAAGTCGGGTGCGCCTGTTCCAGCGACATCAACGATTGTGTCTACACGAATTTCAGTCATACGATTACGTGCCTTCCCCCAGCCGCAACAGTTAAAGTTACACCGCTGGCAATGGTAAGCGGCCCAACAGTCAGTGCGCTTTCTGTGGCTCCTACTGTGGTGTCAGTCGTAAGTGTGCGTGAGGCCACGTTTACTGTTCCAAATCCTGCCGAAGAAGTTATCGTACCGAATTGAATAGTTCCACTACCATTAGTTTTTAAAACTTGGTCTGCAGTACCATCAGATGTAGGTAGTGTAAATGTGTCCACAAAGGATTGAAGATTTGAGTCGTGGTTTTGTAACCTGACCCAACTACCAGCGTGTGCAAAGTACATTGCACCATCGCCGTGTACGTGAGTTATTCTACCGTGATTACTTGAAGCTGATGGTAGATCACTAGTAGAGTTATAAACTTGAACAAACTGTAAATCGTCTGCAGTAGGCGATATAAATACTTTTGCGCTGCCAGTCAAGTTAAGTAGACTTCCTGTAGAAGAGGAAGTAAGTGACCGTGTGAGAGTGCTTCCAGAGTTTGTGAAAACTCCAGTTCCAATCTCGAAAGCAGTTGCAGGAGATCCCCCATCTTCGATTACATATCTTAGGGTCTCTCCATCTAAAGAAGAAGGTACAACCACAAAACCAGTCTCCGCAGATCCTAGAGTGATTGTACCTGTTCCAGTAGTGCTTGTGCTTACTTTTACACGGTCAGCAAACTTTGCCATAAGTAGTCCTAACTATTTAGGTAAGACGAATAACAGCGTTTGAAGCATCGGCTGTTGGGAACTGTACAGTAAGTGTACCAGAGGTTGCACTAACAGTGCCACCAAAGTCAAATACTGCAATAGCTTTGTTTGACTGAGAAGAGTTGTAAATAATACAACCATCTGCAGAAACTGTTACGTTGCTGAAAGCTTCATCAGCAAAGTCAACAAAAGCTGTAGTTCCAGAAAGTGTAATAACAGGTGAATCTAAAGTTCCACCGCCAGCACTATAACCAGTACCAGAAGCTTCATCAGAGTTACCTGTAACGTCAGAATAGTTAGTAGTTGCAGCACCATAAGTGCCAGACGGACTAGCTTTGATTAAAGCTAACTTTAAAGTATCCGTATCAAGATCGTGAACACCCCCAAGCAACTCTTGCTTGAAACTGCTGCACATTGCTGTAGTGATTGCCATAAGAGGTATCCTTTTTCAATGCAAGACTAAGAAAAAGAGTAGGCCACAGTTAAGCAGCCTACTCTCTAACTATTTAAGCAGCGTTGTATACTGCAGTTACCAGAGCCTCTGGACGTAGAATTTTACGCCCGTAAAGGTGCATACCGCGAACAATATCAGCGAATGAATCTGGGTCACGATAAGTCTCAACTTTGTTGAGTTGCTGTGCAGTTGCAACAGCGGAGTCGTGTCCAGCTAAAACTACGCCATAGTTATCGTCCTGTGCAGTAGTACCTGTGGTTCCGGGGCCAGTTCCCTTCGCAGGAAGGTTGTTTGACTGGTAAATACGGAAACCGTGAAGATTGTTAAGTACAAGACCGTTTTGCAGTCCTGAACCACCGAAGTCAGCGTTCAAAACGCGAGAATCTTCGTCTTTTAACATCTCCATAAATACCGGGTCAACACAGAGCCAACGACCACGAGTATCAACATTAGCCTGATCCAAAATGCGACCCATACGGGCTACAACTTGAAGAGGTGTTGCTGTGGAGGTTGATGCGGCTGTTGCACCACCGAAGCGAGGAGCCAACGGAATTGAGTCACCAGTTGTAGCTGCAGAAGCAGAAGTAGTGATGTTTCCGAAGTCTGACATATCTAACTTGTTAGCAGTCAGAAGTTCACCTGTCAAGTCACCTGAAGTTTGGTGTGAAGCAGTACCGCTTACGGAACTAATTACCGCACCTGCAGTAGTGTAACCAGACATATATGACAATACGTCAGCATCCATAGCATCAGCCATTTTATATGCTGCACGATCAGATGACAAGCGCATAAAGTCGTGATGTGCTTGCTGCTCTTCAATATCGTCAAGCTTGAAAGCAAAATAGTTAGCTTTGTCAATAGTCAACTGAAAGTCATTGTCAACGAGGTCTTGCGCCGAAACGGTTGTACCACGTAGCAATGCATTAACAGTGATATCAGGCTCCTTAAGGATTCGCACTGTATCACCTTGGTTTGCGATCTCCCCAAAATATTCAGAGTTAGTAATCGCTTGAGTTGTGGCAGCCTTGCGAAACGCAATCTGTGCCTGTTTTGAGTAAATGACACTGGAAAATACCCCGTTGTCAAGGTTGGTATAGCTTCCAGCTTTTCCAAATGCAGCCATAATTAATCTCCTTATAGATATGACCGTTGAGTTTTACAGATCCATATCCACAATAGAGGCCAAATCTTATTTAGGTAGCTTATTATTAAGGTATGCCTACCGTATCTAATAAGGGCTAAACGTGTCTGGGTAGTCTTTTAGTGGCTAGAGTCTTAGTTTAAATACACATTTTAAGTGCATACTATACAAGTTATACTAAACTTGCACCTATTGTCAATAGTTATTTTGACAAATCATAAATAAATTTACCAGATTTTTGAGCTTCGTGTATTTCTTCGTGATGTTTCTCAAACTCTTTGTCACTCATTTTAGCAACAGTTGATTCACGCCAGAAGTTTTTACTCTCATCCTCGTTTACAGTTGTCCTACCTTTAGTCTTAACAGAAGAGGCAGCGGCCTTATCTGAGTTATTAGTAGACTTAGCTTTAATACCTTTATGTGACTTATAGAGATCAATAGCTACAGCTACAGACTTAGCGTCTTCTGAGTTTTCATACAAAGCATCTTGTACAACTTTAGGTTGTTTTTCTGCCCAGTTGTGAAACTCATCTGATGCACGAATCTCTTCAAAGTCAGGGTGTAAAGACATAAGCTCTGCTTCAGCTTTTTCTTTCTTAGCTTGAACTCGTAACTCTTCTATTTCTTTGAGGCGCGTGTCCAAGGAAGAAGCTTTTTCAGCAGCTTTATTTTCTGCAATAGCTTCGACAATACCCGCAACATCAGGGTACTTAGCTGTCCAAGCTTCAATCTCTTCCTTAGATTTGGGAAGAACCAGTTCATTCTTAGAAGCTTTTTCAAGTTGTCCTTGTAGCTTTTCAAACTTTTCATTCCAATCTTTTTCCTTACTCTGTAAAAGCTTACGTATATCACCGTACCGCTTTTTGAAAGACTTTTCTTCAGCGCTTAGTCCATCTGCTCCTGTATCATCCGTTTCGGACTCTTTGGATTCCACTGACCGTGTTTCTTTTTGTTCCGTATTACTCTCATCTGAAACTTGGGTGTCCTCAACGCTTTCGCTATCGGGTTCCTGATTATCTTCTGCTTCTTCATCGCCCTGTTCACCTTTTAACAGTGCATCTAATTCACGTTGCTCTTTTTCAAGAAGCTCTCTATTACGCTCGTGTGCATAACTGTCAGCTTTAATAATAGTTTGTTCTGTCATAGACATATTGTAGTTCCTTTATGTTGGGGCCAGCATTACTGCCGGGTAGCCTTATTATTTCTTCTTTTTCTTCTTGCCTTTCTTAAGCATTAAACCACCTTCTGCTCTATTACCTCCTGCGTAAACAGAACTTCCAGTCGCACTACCTTGAAAACCTCCAGTTTGACCTTCTTCTTTAGTTTGTTGATCTAACCTATCTCTCATCATATCTGATGCTGAATAGTCATCATCTTTATTGTCACCGTTACTGCCACTACCTACTGCAGGTTTTACAACAGGTTTTCTTCGTTTACCAGCAATAGATGCATCTAAACCTAATTTATTACCGTCTTTATCAGTAGCTTGTATACCTAACTTACCACCATCAAATCCCATTAGATCTCCTAAGAAAGTATCAGCAAACCCAACTTGTTCATCCCCAGACGTATCTTGTAGACCCTCAGTTAAAGTCCTCTGACCACCAAAGAACCTAGAACCTGTATCTTCTGTGTCTGCAGTTTTATCAAAAATCTTTCCTAACTGAGTTATTTGTTTTTCCGTTAGATCTGTACCGTCAGCATTTTTACCACTCGCTAACCTACTAGCAACCTCAGAGTTAACCTTTGCTGCTCTACCTTCTCTGGTCATCCTCATTATTTGAGTAAGAGCAGGCCCAGTACCATAACCGACTATTTCCTCAAGAGTACCCATAGTTGCAGCCTTGTCACCTATTTTTTCAAGCTCGTCTTCAGAGAGTTTACTTAAATCAACAGGCTCTGGTGCGTTACTAGGATCACCAAACTGTGGATCACTGTCATCACCCCTTGGTACTTCAAGAGCTTGCTCAGTTCTAGCGCCAACCTCAGTATACCCTGCAGGAATAGGTGACATAGGTTGACCATTAACGTAACGAATAGTAATAGTTAAACCTGCTTCGTTTTCAAAGGTCTTCCATTCCTGCGCTGGGCTACCAGAACCCATAAAGGAAGCAGGAAACTTTGCCTCTAAAGCATCTCTGTCTAGAAAACCACCCTCGTTCATCTGTACAGGCTCTTCCTCTACTTGTAACTCAGATACGTCAAACGGTAAAGGGTTTTCTTCTGGTACAGGTTGACCACCAATACGCCCATTAGCTTCCATATCCTCAAAACCAGCTTTAGCTTGATTGCGTAGATCCTCAAAGAACTTAACACCGTAGTACCGTACTACATCAGCGGGTACGACATATTCACCCTCACTAAGCCTTGCGTCAATGTCATCACGTACTTCTTCTGGAAGAGATCCCGGTGGCACTTCATTGCCTGATACGGGATCTACATCTTCTACAGAGCCGCCCAGCGCAAAGGCCATTTGAGTTTGTTCTTCCATAGCCATTCCACCTTCGTTAAAATTCGCTTTAACACCTGTGACTTTATTCTCAAACTCAAATTGAGGATCATCAGGCGTTGTCTTTTTTGCCTTTTTAGCAAATACTAATGGGCCTACTTGCATCACTTGTTCAGCCGAAACAACAGGCATACCATCAGCTTTATCATAAAAGTATGAAGCTCTATAAGGATTCATACCCACTTGTACCCAGTCAGGATCATCAAACAGACTTTCTACTGTTTTATAAACCTCTTCTGGATCCATATTCTGCCACTCACCTTGCATTCTAGCAATAGTAGTTTTTGCTGAACCTGTAGCAATCTTTGAAGCTGCTAATGGGTTAGTGGTAAAGTTTACATTATTAAGAACTGCCGACTGCCCATAACCCACAGTTTTGCCGTCTTTTACAGAACCATCGTGTAGTGATACAACCCAAGTATCTGAATTATTATAAGCAGGTATATCTAATCTAGAAGAAATAAGTGTACCATCTTCAATAGATTTGTTTACACCTAAAACACCTTTCTTTGTTTTTCGTGGATCTGTAGCGTGTAAAGCCTTTACAACCTCTTCTTTTGTTGGAAACTTTGGCATCTCTGTAATAGGTTTAATAGGCTGTCTCTCATCTGACAGTTTTCTAAACTCTTCTGATGTTATCTTTCCCTCACGAAGATTAGTAGCTGCAGCCGCCATCTCATCGTCTGGTGGTATTCTAAACTTATCTTTTGCGTAGTTTACTTTTTTCCAATCAGCTAGATCTTTTTCGGAAAAACCTAAATCATCTACAGCGTCAGAGGTAGCATCTAAAGTAAGAGGTCTAGGCTTTGATGGCACATCTCCTGTGCCTTTATATATAGTACCGTCTGGCATTTGTATATCTAGACTACTAGGATCTGCTTTAGGGCTAATTCTATAAGGCAGTTTAATATCTAGGGTAGCAAGGTTTTTCCTTAAATTAGCATTGGTTACATTACCCTTTGCCCATTCATCAATCATATTTTCCATTTTAAGAGTAAGGTCATAGTCATACTCTACATCAAAGGGAGATACTTCTTTTTTAGAAACAGATGGTATGTTAGTAGTACCCTCTATCGCAGTGTCAGTCTGTTTAGCTAAGTCTGCACCCTTACGGATCATACTTTTTGCCACAGGCCCAAGAGCAGGTATGCTACCTAAAGCCTCAACACCCGCAAGCATACCAATCTTTAGATAGTCAGGATCTTCTTTTTGTAACTCTTTCTGTACTTCTACTACTGAGTCTACTGGTGTAGCTAAACTTACGGCTGTATCAGCAGCGGTGACTGACATAGGTTCTTCTGTCCTATCACCAAACACTTTAGAAAAGTTATCTGCAGAAGGAGCTACCTCTGCTCTTTCCTCTGGCGTCATATCAGATAAACGTTTACGATAGTCAACCATTCACTATCTCCTTGAGTAGCTTTAAACGCCTTAGAGTACTAATAGCACCCTGCGCTGAATAGACCTCTTGTACAGAACCAGCCTGTTCCATAGTTCTGTGCTGTGTACCTATAAGGTTATCAATAAGCTCATTAAACTCATCCATAGCCTGTTTGTTATTAACGAATTGCTTAAGCGACATTACCAGTAAACCCTTGTTCCCCCGGTGCTGGCGCTGTACCAATACCCATCTGTGAACCACCGCCACCTGACGTATCAGCTACTCCCTGTGGGCCTTGTCCTTGAGGAGCCTGACCTTGTGGTGCTGGAACGCCTTCTGGCCCTGTAGGGGGCTGTTGTGGAGCTTGGAAGGTCTTTAAGATCTCAGCCTGTATAGCTGCATCTTGCATAGAGTTCGTAACCTTATCAGGATCAAGATCCATAGACTTAGCAATCTCACGTATAATGTAGTCCATCTTAGCAAACGGTGCTAGTGTCGGATTCTGAGCTACCTGTAAGAACTGCATCAGACGCTGTGAGCGTACCTCATTAGCCATCAAGCTCTCTGTACCAGATGCACGTACTTCTAGATCACCACGAATATCTGAGTCAAAGTCAAACTGCATATTAAATGCAAAGAAGGCTTTTCCTAATGGACGTATAAGGTAATCATCCACGTTTTTAACAACATTTCGTATGCTGCCATTAGCTGCAGACATAAGCATAGAGATGCCAGAAGCAGTTCGCCCCACTCCGCTAACACCAGTCTGACCGTGTGCGAAACTTGGGAAACCTGTACTTTCATCCGCTAAAACCCTAGCCTTATCAAATAGTTGCATATTTTCTTGGGCTACATTGGGAAACTTGGTGCCAAAAATGCCTTGACCCGGAGCGCCACCCTGTCTCCGAAACACTTTCCCGGGATACACACTTAAGTCCTGCCCCGGAACTAAATTGGTTTCGTCAACTTCTATGATTAGATTACCAGACAATGCAGCATTGTCAATAGCCATACGCATAAACCCATTCATAAGAGTTTGCGTATCATCCATATTTTCCGCAATACCTACCCCAAAGAATGAGTAAGGGTTATGTTCGTATGGTGTTGCATAATAAGGTATAGTTGATGGCTTAAAAGGATTAAGAACAAAACGTAGAACTTCACCATTACAAACCCAGATATTACAGTTAAGCTCTTCTAAGTTCTTGTACTCACTAGGGATAGACACACCATTCTCTTCAAGTAAACCTGTGTCTACATAACCCCAGAACTCAAGTACTTCCCAGCGCTCTGTAGAAGCCTCAGTGTCACTGTCTTCCATAGTTTGTTCCCAGTACTTCATATCGTAGTCTGGGCCTTTATCTACGGCAAGCTCTACAGCGTCACTCATAAAGTAAGGACGATGTTTTAAACTACGTAATTCAGTACGAGACATCTTATGACGCTCTACAACGTACTCTGCATCATCCATAGATGTAGCTTCTGGGTCAGGGTAAAAGTCCCAAACACTTACGTGACTTGTAGATGGTACAGTCTTTACTAGTGGGTCATACTCACCCTCTTCGTTCCAATTAGGATACTCCTTATCTACAGCAAACGGGCCTTTCATAACACCAGTGCCTAGAAGAGCCATCTCAAAAGCCATACTGCGAAGATGTTTATTAGCACCTGACTCTACAAGCTGATCGTGAATCTTCTTTTCCATCTTCTTAGCAGCAACCATAGCGGGATGAAATGTTACTGTAGTAGATGTAGTTCCCTCTCCCTCTACAACTTTCTCACTTACGGGTGCAAGCTTCTCAGTCAATGGGCCAAGACGTTTCTGTAAGTCTACAATAGTTTCACCCGGAAGTAGTTCTGTGTCTGGGCCAATAAGGTAAGGCTTTGGAGCATCATCCCTAGTAACCGCTGTTAAAGCCTCTCCAGCCTGTGCTGCGTTAGGGTCTATGTTTATGTGAACTGACTCAGCTACACCATCTGGTAAAACAGAGGGGTCTATAGTTAGTGGAAACTTATTGTTACCAAACAGTACATCTACAATCTGACCATAAGCTGCAAGGGTTTTTGTTTTAGTAACCTTTACAAATACACGAGACTTTTCAGTGTCAGTAAACTTAACATCCGTTCCATAAATACCGCGATAGTTTCTGTAAGCACGTAGCCAACGATCCTCATCACCACTACGAGAATCCTCTGCACGTTTAAATCGCTCATTTACAAAAGATACAACACTTGATACAGATTCAAAGATGCTATCCTCTGCATCCTCTGCCGCTGTAACTTCATCTGTTTCAAACATAAGTTCGTCTTGTTCTGCCATATTTAATATCCAAAGCTAGGGTCAGAGGCTTGAAACCCTGATCGTTGAGTCGCAGGGTTATAATCCCAAATAGAACTTCTAGGTCTTGTCATTATACCATACCTTAGAGCGTCATACAAGTGATCTTCTGCATTTGTATCAACATCTTCAGGGTTTCTTTTATCTAGCGGTATGCTAGGTAACTGTGCTATAGTATTGGTGCAAGTAGAAAAGAAAACCATACGAGGTTCCTCTGTATATTCATCCACCTGTAATCTTCTATGCATCTCGTTTTTACCTGCCACACGAGATCCTCTAGATCTATCAGAAGGACGCCATCGACAACCCTTCATATTCATTTGTTCAGCCAGTGACGGGCCAGTATCACCACGCTTGTGCCATAGAGAACTATCCAGAACACCATATCTAATTGTGCCATCTTCTGCCTCTGCTTCCAGTACCATATCTGCTAGATCAGTAGCTGTAACCTTAGAACAATATAGCTCTCTGTAGACAACAAGCTGTTCACTGGGTGATACAGCAATCCAGACAACGCCTGTGTAACTTCCGTAACCGTAGTCGCAAGCTCTAAACTTAGTCCAATTTGAGGGAATTTTAAAAGGCTCAACGATGTGTATGGCTCTGTTCCACTCAGGAAAGGCTGCACCTTCGTTAACATCCCAGTTTCCTTCTAGTAGTTGCTTACGTAAATGCTCTGGTAGCGACAGAAGCATTGCCTCATAGTCACCACTTTCAGCTAGGTATGGGTTATCAAACAGACTAGCAGGTATAAACCTACGTTTAAACAAGGACTGTCCAGCCTTGGAGTGACCCGCTGGATACTTAATTTCTTCGCCTGTCTCAATATTAGTAGCCCAGAAAGGTTTATTGTAGGGTGCTGGGTCAATAAACATCTTTTTAACCCAAGAGTGACCGCTACCACCGGGGTTAGTAGTCGCTCTCATATACAGACCTAACTCCATTGAACTAGCAGATCTCAAGCGCCCCCTCATATAATCCCAAGCGAAAGGTGAAGGCCATTGAGTAAGTTCGTCGAACCCAATCCAGTTAAACGCCTGACCCTGATATCTTGTAACGTCCATATCCTTATCCAGATATGACATCCAGAGTCTGCCACCTCTAGGCGAGATCCATTGAGACTTACGTTCAGACCATTTAATGCCCGGTATAGCACGAGGATATAACTCCTGAGATTTTTGTATAAGTTCCCTTAGTTCTTCTGTAGTATGTCGTACTAACAACCCACTAAAGTTAGGGTCATTTAAACCGTGTAGTGGATCAGCAAGCATTGCGTAAGACTTACCACCACCAGCACTACCACCATACAAAACTTCACGCTCAGAGGCGCTTAGAAACTCTGTCTGAGGGCCGGGGTTTGGCTTGAACACTACCGACTGTGCTGCCTCGACATCAAACTCAGGAGCCTTAGCCTCTGCAGCTACAGTTTCAAGGGGAGTGGTGACTGTCTCTGTCTTGCTATTCTTCTTCTGAGTACGCCCCGACCCTGCCTTTTTCAAGCTTCTCGATTTCCGCGAGGGTTTCTTGGAGCCTTTTGGCAAGTCTGCGTTTAATAATAGCTGCTTTTTTACGTCTTTTGTCAATCTCAACCCGCCTTTTTAAACCCATATGAGATATACACCTATCTGTATGCTTTGTCAACCAAATAGCTACTTCTCTGTAACTATACTGATTTAGGTGTCTCTTTGCTAACTCTAGGGCTTCCAATTCGTGGGGTATAGGTAGTAATAGCTTATCATTGTCGGGGTCTACCTCATACCCAAAAGGTATTGTTTGAGATACTTTAGCTACAGTGTGCCATTCTTTCTCTTTACCTTTCTTAGGTTTGGGTAACTCCCAGAAACCTAAGTCTCTCTTGTAGTCAATTTGTGGCAAGGTCTACTCGTTCTTTCCTTCTTTGGGGGGTAAATAAAATATACCACCTCCTCCTGAAGTGACATCAACCTTGTCTACCTTGCCTAGCCCAGCGCGATCAAGCAAGTCCTTCGCTGCAGCCATCTTGTCACGAATACCTAACTCAGTAGGATCGTATAATGCTTGTGTCATTGCCATAGCTGCCTTTGGTGCAGTACGAGCAAACCAAGTACGTGTCTTTTCACCTATCTCATCTTTTAGAGACTCTACTATAACAGAAGTAGAACTATTCTCTCCATAGCCCGCTAACTTTTTAGCTTCTACAACATCACCATTAGCCTCATCAAAGAGAACCTCTAAAAACTTCTGTTGCTTTTCTGTTAGTGATCTTGCCATTATAACGTCCTTAAGTAAACTAAACCAACAAAGCTACCCGTAATAACTAGGAACAACACAAAACCTGCTCCCCATTCTATTAGCTTACGCTGCATCTCTATTCGTTTATGATCGTGTTCTTTTTTTTGTTTTCTTATATCAGCCTCAATACGTAAAAGCTCTTCCCAGTGCGAAGGCCCATACATTACACAGATGTAATCCTTGAGTTCCTTTCGCATAGACTCAGCCTTCTTCTTAGCTGCGAATATCTCCATTGCTTCTGCTTGAACGCCACCACCAAGGGTTTTATACCAAGGCGGTTTAGCGTTCTGTCTTTCAGCGAAATCTAAGTCACTGATAGCACCAGCCCACTGTGTTAGCTGGCTACCCATATCTTGTAAGTCTTTCCCAACTGCAATACCCTTCTTAAGAGTATTAAATGCTGTTGTTGCTAAACCTATAGCGGTTACTGGATCTATCACTGTAGGAACCCCCTCTTCTAAGTCCACTACCTGTTTGTCTATCTGTATCACCAGATGATACACTAGCTATAACAGTAAGGCTTAGAATAAGGGGTAACTCCTTAACTAGATTCACTGTTCGTTGCCGTACACACGATTGTATATCTCTCCTCTTGATATACCCATATCGTGTAGTTCTTTATTAGACATATTCTTTAAAACCCAGTAGTCTGCTCGACGCTGTTGGCTTTCTTGAATACGTGTTAGTAAGTTCTTAAACATTGCACTATCTCCTTATGTTGTGTGCGGAGATAGTTATACATAATTGTTAGCGCTATAGTAGGTATAAAATGTGCATACCCGTTACCCTATAGGTACAAAGGTTTCCGTTACGGTGAGAATAGTATCTATGTGACCAGATCCGCTAGGAGTAACCCTAATCTCATCACCTGATTGTAATACCAAGTCTATTTCATTAAACGTTACATAATCACCAGCGTTAATAGACTTACCCTTAAGAAAATGAGATGTGTAGGTATCCGCAAATACATACCACTCTACTTCAACAGTATTAGTAGAACCACCACCATTAACTATATGGATAAAGGTAATCTCAGCTACACAATTAGCAGGACAAGTGTAGACAGTCTCTACAGTTGTACCTGTATTATGCCCATAAACAGACTTAATACGTGCTGGTTTACCTTGATTTACGAAAGACATTAGCTGGTCTTAACTTTTTTTGTACCTGCTTGAGAAGGCTTATTAGATGCACCACAGGCTAGACCACCGTGAGCATAACCCATCTTTTTCTTTTTAGCCATACCACCATACATATAGCCCATCTTAGCTGCTACCTCTGGTGCCTCTTTCTTAAGTGCTGCCATACCAGCATTCATTTTCTTACCCATATCACCACCTTTTGCCATTCCTGTTTTATGATAACCTGTACCCCCACAATGAGAGCAACCCGTGCCTTTACACTTTGGACACATCTTCTTTGCCATTACGCATTCCTCTTTCTGCCTGATGCAGTCACTGACCACTTAACTTTCTTAGGGCCAGTCTTCTTAGCGGCCTCTTTCTTACTAATCCTACTAGCTACTGCTTTAGGTCTACAGGCAGGGTAGCCCCGCTTCTCACCAGAGGAACGACCACAGGGTTTACCTGTCTTAATGTCAGTCCACTCTTCACCGAACCACTGTCCTAGTCCACCCTTAGCCATATCAAGCTACCTTATTAGATTTACTACCAGAGTACTTACCACCCCTACGCTTATACTCTTTAGTAAGCCAAGCACTAGCATAAGCGCTGGGCCAAACCTTAAATTTCTTTTTAGCTTCTGCTTTTACTTTAGCGTACAACTTTTTGTTTGTGGGTGTAGGTGATTTACTCATATCAGGCCACTATAAAATCTACTATTTGTCCATCAGGTTTACGTAACTTATTAGGATCAGGGTTGTATGCATACATCTGATTTACTATCTTAAGATCCTCTACAGGCGTGTCAGGAGTTACCTTGTTAGGCTGCTCTGGCTTAAACTCTTCATTATTTCTACTAGACCTGTCCTTATCAGCCTTCTCAAATACTATGTTGTCGTGAGTCTGAAAAGGCATACTAGGTAAAGGAAAGTGAGATATAAGAGTCATTCTACGTCAGGCTCCTTAGTGCCAAACACTCTCTCGTAAGTCATATCACTACTATACTCTTCAGCCCACCTATTCTCAGTAAAGGTAGCAAAATCTATCAGAGCCTCTAGGTCAATATCCATAGAGTTTATATAAGCTTTCATATCCACAACGTCTTGCTGTAGTACCTCAATAGTGTGGGCCTGTTTAGATACCCACCACACAGCAGCTGCAAGTTGTACAGCCATAGCTACAACTAAAGCGACAGGAAGTTTAAGATCAGTCATTTTTACCACGCCTTGCAAGACCAGTATCTTGCAGTAAATTTATCTGTTGCAGTATCGCAGTTATGTCTAGCTCTAAAGCTCTTACGACGATCAGGCTGATCCTTCTTAATACTCATCTTAGGGTCACCAAAACGAACTACTTTAACTTGATCACCCTTCTTAGCTAGGACAGCACTCTTCTTAGCTGCACCCGGAGTACGCTTAGGTTTATTGTAACCGGGATAAGTTTCACCCCGGTACTTTAGTCCACCACTAGGTAAACGTTCCACATCTTTAGTTGTAGCCATAGGATTACCTTTAACTTTTAACTTTTCTGCCTGTCCTACGAGAACTAGAATACGTCATAGTCTTCTTAGCAGCACCTCTTTCACTTTGCTGTATTTTTGGTTCGTGAACACCTTTAATAACAGCACCTTTAAAAGAAGGGTCAAGTTTTTTCATAGTCCTATCAAAAGCAGTCTGGGTTATTTCACCATTTCCTAGTTGCTTACGAAGCTTGGTTTTAAGAGTTTTTATATCTTTAAGTAACTGAGTCGCTTGTTTTTGATCACGATTCTTTGGTCTTGCTGTAGAATTATTTGCTGGCATTTTATATATCCTTACTATTTCTTACCTGCTTTACTATTACGAGGGAAACTACGGTTCTTCTTCTTAGTCGTTACTCGTAGATTAGACTTAGAGTTATCGTGAGGATTGCCATTCCTGTGGTCAACATCCTTACCGTCACCCTTCTTAACTTTACCAGCAGCCTCTAACTTACGACGAGCTTTCTTACGGGCAGCATTACGAGCCAACTCTCTAGGAGTACTCTGTAGTTCTCGCTCTCTCTTGTAGTTTCTACCTGCCATAGTCTCGCTCTCTATCAGGGTCTAGCACTTCGTAACGCTTAAGGTGACCCTCTAAGTACATAGCTCTCTCAACGTGATCCAAAGAGTACCTCACACCAGTGTCAGCCTCAATAGCTGCTCTGACATAGAATACATCTCTCTTAGGAATGTGGATCTTTTGCATAGTTTTACTGTTGTTATCTACTAGAGCCTTATAGAACTCTTCAATAACATTATCACTTGCATACAGTTGTACGGACTTTTTCATATAAGTCAACATTTATTTTGCTATAACGACAGAAAAAAGGTATGTGTTAACTTTAGTTCAACTAAGAGGAAGAGGAGACACAAGAGGGAGTTAAACTTTTAAGTCTAACACATACCATTCAGTTCATACTCGTTTATTATTGATTATTATTGTATGAACTAGAACATAGTTTACTATATAGTTAAACTCTTGTCAAGTTATTTCTTTTATATAGTAGTAAATAGTAGAAGTTTACTATATAGTTTAACTATCTCCTGCTCCTGCTCCGCAGTTATACTCAGGTAGCACCCCTCTGTCAAGCCCTAAACTTGCATATATATACTAAATAGTTATGCTTATGGCGAAATCGGATAGGTTTTCTAGTTTACAAAGCAAAAAACCCCGTGTGTGTATACGTATATATATACATTACCCAGTACCCCCATCTGGCCCTCGCCCAGTACCTTATAAGTTGTGCGCTCCCGGCCGATTTCTACTTTAGGTTGTGTTTTTAGAACAATTCTAAGCAAAATATGCCTCGCCTGCCTATTCTGCAGCGCTAATTCGTTGTTTTTATTGCACAAATAAACTGTTTTAATAACAGTGACAGCCTAAAATGCTTTCAAAAAACCCAACCCCACAAAGCCAATGCACGTAAAACGTGTAAGGGATGCACAAACACAACGCAGGGTAGAGCCTATAGAAGAATAATGTGTCACCTGCCTTTGCTACTATGACAAGCAACCCTATTCACTTCCTAAGCCATTGTTTTTAAACGATAACCAAAATTATTTGGTAAATCGTCATTTTTTTGTTGAATTCTGTTTCGGTATTTGCGAGGATAGGTTATCGGAAGACGAATAGAAACAAACCGCAAGCAACGTAGTTCTTCAAATTGTTTCAGTTTCACTTTTGACGGCTCGGTGAAAAGCCCTAGCAAAACTAGAAAGAACAGACTAAAAATTAAGACTTGACTACAGAACGAAAATAAAACAGACTAAACGACAACATAGACACAACAGAGCGGATTAAGTAACGCAAAAAGTAAACATATAGTATAGCCAAAGATTTGCAGAATATCGTAAAGACTTTGGATGCTTTCCAGCCTAGTGGATTGAGTGTTTACAAGTAAGCTTTACAGCTCAAATTAGTCAAAAGAATAAGGAAGCGGGTACAAGGTCTCGGTAGTGCAGAATATCGCCAAAGGTTCCACTCTAACTCCCCTAGCAAATCAGTGTTACATAAGCGTCTGTCGTGAGATATGCGCCTATCTGTAGAGAGAGACTAGGGGCAATAGAGTGGTGGTTGCAAAAACAAACTAAAGCAGCGCCCGGGTTGACATTCTGGGCGTTGCACTCAAAAACTGTCTTGACTATATGATCGCTTTGATCGTATGCTCTAGAGAGTTTAACACAATGAGGTGACACAATGCTGGTACAAGTTATTACCTTAACTTATCCTGACGGTGACCAGACTACCTATGTAGATCAGTTAGGCACCGAAGATGCAGAAGAGAGTTACTTTATGTTAGATCAACATCTAGCAGATGGTGACGTTGGAACAATAAAAATATGTAAACTTAATGAGGTGACACGATGACCCAATACACTCGCAACATTCTTGCGTGCTTCAAACAAGCTACGCAATCTGAGATTGATCACGGTCTTACTTGGTATGCAGATGCCAAAGACAAGGCGCAAGAAATGGCAGACTATCTAGAGCTACCATTGCACGTTGTGGTTGGTGTCGTAGCGGCATTGTCTCCGACGAATAAATGGGAACGTAACCTAAAAGATGCGTATGATATGCTACATACTTTTACGGCTGGTGGCTATGTCGAAGAATGCTCGCCTTGTACTTACAAGAAGATGCGAGACAAGGCTTGGTCAATCTTACAGTCTATGCCTCACAATGCAGAAGACGTTGCATTCATACTCAAAGGGCCAAAGATTACAGACTTTTTCTGGTGCATTATGGGTGAAGATGTTTGCGTTATTGACGGGCACGCTTGGTGCATCGCTAATAAAGACAGACGCACAATGCAGGAAGTGCCAAGCATTGGCAAGAAGTTACGCCAAGATTTACAGACTTCTTACAGTCGTGCTGGTAAAAAGCACGGTATGACAGCCTATGAGATGCAAGCTGCCACTTGGGTTGCTTGGAAGCGTATACACAATGTGTAAGCTTACGCCAGATCACGAAAAGGTTTTTCTTCGCCTTGTGGCTTGTGGCTACATAAATGACGAAACTATAAAGAATTACTTGCCCCAAGTACAAGCTTGGTACTGGGGCTTGACAACCCCGACCAAATCGGTCTAACCTTAACTTACCTTAACAGTCTTAGAAAGGACTAACACTATGTTTTACTGTATCGCTACTAAACCTCTTAATGACCGCACTAATGGCTTCCGCTTCAATATCCTTGGCATCAAGGGCTTGACACGTAAGCGCAAGACTTTCAGCCGTGGCTTCAAGATTGAGGCGGGTAACTGTATGACAGCCTTGCACCTTGGCAAGCGTACTGTTTACTTTGAGCGCAAGCCTAACCGTACCACTACACGCCGTGTGCGTCACTTTGCAGGATAGGGGGAGTGGTTACCCCCTAAGAGCGAGGCTAGTTTATGCGGGTTGACTAGCCTTTGATCCCCTATAAATATATTTGAGAGTTAGAACTATTTAACTTTTACTATCCATAATCAATGGTAAAGAGATAGGCTTACCGTCTACAATTCGGATATGTTTATAGGGTACTTAAATTTTATATGTATGCTTGGGAGCAAATGCACTTGCTTTCCTGTGCATAGGACTAGAAGCTAAGGTTTCAAGCCAAGCATATTTATAAACTTTAAGAAAGGAAAGATGATGGAGAATATGATACACATTGTAAGTTTTAAACACTTCTTGCACATTGTAGAAGAGTTTAATCAAATGCAAATACCATTTAGCGCCAAAGTAAATGAAGATGGTACTTGCGAAATAACTTTAACTGGTGCATACTAAGTCATACAAAAGGAGACACTACTATGACATTCGACAAATCACACCTAAAACTCATTCGTAAATCTATGCAAGAAGCACTGGATCAGGCTGGCATTAAAGATGTAACTATTAAGGTTGGTAACTGTAGCTACTCTGGCGGTGAAGCAACCTACAAAGTAGAAGTCTTGCTAGATGGTGCAGAGACACAAAAACAGTCAAACCTAACTCAGATGGCTAGTCTTATGGGGCTTGATACCAGCAAGATTGCAAAGATTAGTGGTCAGGCTGTAACTCTTATTGGCTACAATAGCAAAGCACGTAAGATGCCTTGGCAGGTCAGATCCTTGACGGGTCACGATCAGTGGAAGCTTACCGACGATCAAGCCAAGCGTATGTTTGGAAAGGTAGACGCCTAATGTGGTACGTAGCTACTATTGATAATCAGGGTTCACATCATAATCAGATGTGGACGCCTGACCGTGAGAATGCACTTGACAGAGCAAATGAATTGTTAGATGCTGGGTACAAGGTAATAATAGAAGAGGAGATTTACAGTGAACGTCCTTAGTTTATTCGATGGTATGTCGTGCGGTCAAATCGCACTAGACCAACTCAATATCCCTGTAGAAAACTATTTCGCAGCTGAGATTGACAAGTTTGCAATCAAGGTAGCTACGGCTAATTATCCTGATATGATCCAGCTTGGTGATGTCACTACTGTAGACCCAGCCAAGCTACCTAAGATTGATCTACTCATTGGTGGCTCACCTTGTCAGGGCTTTAGCTTTGCTGGTAAGCAACTTAACTTTGATGACCCTCGCAGTAAATTATTCTGGGAATATGTGCGACTACTCAAGGCACTCAAGCCTAAGTATTTCTTACTAGAGAACGTGCGTATGAAGAAAGAAAGTATGGACGTTATCACTGAGGCGCTGGGCGTTGATCCTGTAGCTATCAACAGTAACCTAGTGTCTGCTCAGAACCGCTACCGTTTATACTGGACAAACATTCCTATGGATGGCTTACCAGAAGACAAGGGTATCAAGCTCAAGGATATCCTAGAGAATGGTATCACTGATCGTGAGAAGTCGCACTGTCTTGACGCTCACTACTTCAAGGGTGGCAACCTTAAGACTTACTTTGAGAAGCACCGTAGGCAACTTGTATTCAGTGACGATGGTATGTGTCACGTTGGTGATGCTGGTATCAGTGACAAGTACGCCTATATAAATCGTGTGTACCATCCAGACGGTAAAGGGCCATCACTTGTAGCTTCTACTGGTGGTCACCTACAGCCTAAAGTCTTAGAAGTGGCAGGTATGTCCGACACAAAAGGCTGGGATCAAGAACGTAAAGTATACGATCCAGAAGGCATATCACCTACGCTTACTGGTCAACGTGCCAGCAACGTGCCTAAGATTAACAATGATGAAAAGACTTGGCGCAAGCTTACTCCGCTAGAATGCGAGCGTCTACAAACTGTACCAGAAGGTTACACTAATCACGTATCAAACACTCAGCGCTACCGTATGCTTGGCAATGGTTGGACTGTTGAGGTTGTTAAACATATTATGAAAGGGTTGAAATAATGCAACTGAGAGAGATAACACAAGCCTTGGCTAATGGTGATGATGTACGTTGGTCTAACGATGGCTACCGTGTAAAGTGGGAAAACCTGCCAAATGGCCCCGCAATCACGATAAGATACACTGCCAATGGTTTCGGTGGAGCAATGGTTGGTAGTGAAATGGGAGATTGTTATATAAAGGAGACTACACAATGAGACTACTACTTAACACAGAAGCCTATCCAGACTACACACAAGAACAGCTAGTAGAGTGGCTAGGTATTTTGCCGCACTGGGTAGCCGAATATGCCATCGTTGAAGATGGTGACCTAGTAGAGCATATGACAGACTGCTATGGCTTTGGCAGCTTGTACAAGTTCAAAGGTAAAGTCTTACCTAATGGTAACTATAGTAACTCAGATGATGATGACCTTGAGCCTATCGCTAAGATGAAGCTTAAGAAGGGTGACGTTTACTTCTACCCCTACGCTATGATTGCCTTGCCTACCAAGGATGGTCACTATGTAACGAGGATGGACTGATGAATCACGTATACAGCGTAGAGTTTTATGATAAGGAGACAGATGAACTGGTGTGTTATTATAGCACCAGTAATCTGTTTAAAGCCCAACGTATGGAGAAAGCACCTTTACAAAATGCTTATGTTGAGGTTTATTCTACAGAAGATAGAAACTACAGAGTCCAAACATATATAAGGATGAACTAATGGAAAGCCAAGGTAACAAATATGTAATGCCACTATCAGAGTATCACCACAGACTTATGCAAGATATTGATGATGCGGAGTGGATGTCAGACTTTGAACGTGCTGACAGAATAGCAGATGAAGAGAAACAAATACGTCAAGATATTGAGTCTGGCGCTCTATGGTATCCTTTATTCTGATGTATATATTCCCCATAT